CGAAGAAGGATGCGATAGCTTTGATTTCTTCAAAGCAGCAGATATTACAATCGATGATATCCGTTATGGGTTAATTCAGTATCCTAGAACCAAAGAGCAATTTACTTTGATTGTGAGTTCAAACACAGATCTAGAAAAACAAGCGGAAGATCTGAAGAAATTCATGGAAACGTTTAATCTCACCAAAGAAGAATTAAACTGGATTCATCCCAAACTTGTTTCTAAGATTTAAGCTGTCCGCCTAGTTCTTTCGTCTTCTGATATCTGATTCCAATTCCTGAAGTGAATCTCCCCGCATAAAATGGCAAGGTTTGAAATCCTCTCCACCACTTCTTCATTTAAATTGTCTAGCTGTAAGAGATTAGGAAAAATATTAAGAAGAAGCTGACAAAAAACCTGGACTGTTACGTTAAATCCAGATGTCGAAACATCCTCTCTCCCTACTTTCTTAGATAAAATCTCCCTAAGTCTCTGTGTTTGTTGAGGTTGCATAATCTTTTCTCCTAAGTCATGATTGATATTCAGGAAATATGCCCTTACCTTAGCTACCGAAATAATGGGGGGAATGGATATGTCCTGGTCAAAAGCAATGCCGCTTAGTGCATATCTTTATGATTTGATGCGATCCGGCAAAACTAAGACTCCTGAATGGTCCTTTTGGCTAAGAACCTTTGGGATTCAAAAAGTGGAGGCTTTAATTGAGCGAGAAAAAAAAGAACGATACGAAAGATCCTTACGTTCTTCATCTCACGCTTCCAGGACTCACAAAGACGACTAATGGGATTAATGCCAAGGGCTGGCGAATGAGGAAGAAAGAGGCAGACTTCTGGACCCTGCAAGTCTTCTATGCTTGTGCCCATAAGACGCCCAAATCGCCCCTTAAACGAGCCAAACTCACACTCACTAGGCATTCCTCACAACAACCCGATCCTGATGGATTGGTGGGCTCGTTTAAGGTCATAATAGAATAATATCGGAATGCCTTCCTATGATTGGAAGCGAGCAACCGAAAAGAAGGGGTATATGGAAATACTCCTTGAAGAGAGAGACTGATAGCAGAAAGAGGGGTAGGCAGTGGGAGAATGCTGGTGCGATAATTTCGCAATCGTGGGGGTTAATTTAATTGGTCTAATAGCCATTATGCTCATCATTGCTTCAAAGAATCGGGATAAAAATGCCCGCTGGTAGACCGCCTAAAAAGATCGACATTCTCACATTGGAACGCCTAGCCTTGATTAACTGCTCGTGGGCTGAGGCCGCGGCTTGTCTGGATGTCGACGAAGCCACTCTCACTAGAAATAAGAAATACTCACAAGTCTTTAAAGCCGGTCGCGAGAAAGGCAAGATGAGCCTGAAAAGGCAGATGTGGCGCAAAGCAATAGACGAGAACAACACAACCATGCAGATCTTCCTCGCTAAAAACATGCTTGGATATTCCGATAAAGTAGATCACAACTCCCCTGAAGCTAATGTGGTTCAAGACCAGATTAAGCAGCTTGTGGAATGGTTTGAGAGGCTACAAAGCAAATGAGTGAAGCAGGATGGTATTGTCCTCATTGCTCCTATTATAGCAAAGACTCCTCGCCTCATGAGTGTCAGGCATTATCTGTACCTCTGAAGCTAATACAGAAGTATCGAGATCTGGAAGTGGAGTCGCGGTTAGCACAGAAAATGATACGACACTTCTATGACATAGAAATAGAAGCTGAAAAAACTAGAGATTTGAGAGTTTTTAAAAGATGTGCATTCTGTAAATGTAAGATTATTCCTTCGCTTGATAGGGATGGTTTAGCCAACTATTACAAGAAAAAATGCTACCACCTTGAATGTGCGGAGAACTTTACGGACATGTTTGTATGAGGGTATACGAATGATTCTACTCATGCTAATAGCCCAAATCTGCGGCCAGATAAGCAGCAAAGACCTATTCCAATCCACCGACGCTAAGAACTGCTACAAGCGCTTATTGAATTGCATAGAGCATAAGCAAATCATGCGGCCTAAGCCTTCTGATGAGGAAGCGCTTAAGGCTTGTGTGTTGGAGATGTAGTATGAGCTATTTTAGTTGTGGTTCGGGAACATTGCCAAAGGCCTTTTGTAGTTTCTGTTCCAAAGAATTACCCCATCCTTGGTTATGTGATTGTGAAGATAGCCAAAAAGCAGCAAGAGGAGAGTGTGGACTAATACAAACAAAAGCTGAGAATTTCACATTTCCTCCTCCAGAAATAAAACTAGTTTATAGAACAAGCGCTGCTGAGAAAGCAGTGGACGAAGCGTTTGAGAGGTTTATTCCATGAATGAACTAGATCTATTGAAAATACGGATTAAATATCTAAGAAATAATTTAATAAGCATTAAAAACTATTGCGATCATGATGACTCTGACATGTGTAGCTGCTCCAAGGGGATGTCCAACTTGGCTAGAGAGGTGTTAGAAAAGGATTCCTACAGTGCTAAAACGCAAAGATTCCCTGAAATTACAACTAAATCATCCTAGTTTTGATCCCTTATTCACGATAAGTAAAGTTATCACTAACAAAGCTTTTTAACGCCTTGCACCTCACCCCTTACCCTTAAGCGATTCGATTAACCTTGCCCCCTTCCTGACGAAACGGCCCTTCGTCAATCCCCTGGGAAAGAATTATTTTAGGAATATATTTTCTACTACCATTTTGATTCATGTTATGAGTTAAAGATTTTTATATGGAGGAGAGATGGAAACTAAAGATTTAAAATATGTCATCGTGCGTACTTATTCAGCGGGTGTCTTTGCTGGATATCTTGAATCTCGGAATGGGAAAGAAGTGGTTTTGAGAGACGCGAGACGCATCTGGTATTGGAAAGGTGCTGCAAGTCTAAGTCAGCTTGCCGTAGATGGAACTTCTAATCCCAAAGAATGCAAATTCCCATGCGAAGTCCCGCGTGTAGAGCTTACGGAAGCTATTGAAATTCTGGACGTCACACCTAAAGCAAAAGAATCTATTGCATCGGTGAAAATATGGAAGGAATAGGGTACGGGGACGGGTCCGGGTACGGGTCCGGGTACGGGGACGGGTACGGGGACGGGGACGGGTCCGGGTCCGGGTACGGGGACGGGTCCGGGTACGGGTAAAAAAGTTTAGTTTTATCTCATCGGCGTTGAAGGAAACGCGGAATAGAAGTAGCGCAAAATACGCGAACCATATCGCACAAAAAGAAGCTGAGCAGATACTCAGAAAATCTCTTCTTAGTAGTAATCGGTATCAAGCCCGATATGAGATAAATAAGGCGCGGGTGCTGATCATTGTCCGATCAGAAAAATGTGCAGGAAGTCCGACAGCCCTCGCTGATTTAAAAGGGGAAGGAATGAAGTCTAAGAAGATTACCGATGAAGAAGTAATTAACATCCTAAAGAGCGCGCTAGTTCACTATGGAGACTCAGCACAGATATCCAAAGCAGTCGAGGAACTAGCCGAGCTCATTCGGTCGCTTTCAAAGCCCGAGTTTTCTGATAGAGAACGACTAGACGCCATCATAGACGAGATTGCAGACGTACAGGTGATGCTATTACAGCTCAAGATTATCTATGGAGCAGAGTCTTGCGAGCGACGATTTGATTACAAGATGCAGAGATTAAAAGAACGGATCACTTCAGAGTCTCTTCGCGGAAATAAGCTCGGCACAACAGGGATTACTTTCCAATGAAGCGTATATTGCGGTGCTTGCGTAGATTGCGTAGATGTATAGGTAGCTTGGTTGTTACGCGGAGATATCGTGATGAAACTTAAAGAGAAGTTGGCACAGGATTTTATAGAGAGAGAAACCTATGCCAGGGACAGCCTAGGAAGTGATACGCCTATAGAGCCAGAATGTGCGTTTGATGCAGGATTCGATAAGGCCCGGGAGATGGCTGCACGAGGATTTAAGTCTAGTGATAGACCCGATCTACAAGCGCTTCATGATCTTTTAATGAGCATGGGAGAAGAGGAAATATGAAGCTTAAAGAGAAGTTAGCTGAAGCTTTTGCAACTTCGGATGGAGTTTTTCCAGACAACTATCCTCAAGATGAGGCGATTGAAGGATTTATTGCAGGCTTTGAGAAGGCACGGGAGATGATATCAAAGAGATATACAGAAAGAGCATTCTTGTCAGCTGTAGGAAAGCAACAAGGCGGATCGGGCAATGTTTACTTTGATATAGATAGCTTAGGAGAAGAGGAAGTGGAATGAAAATCAATTGCTTATATGATTCGCAACTACAGCTAGACGAGCTAGTTCCTCACCCAAAGAACCGAAATGATCACCCAAAAGAACAAATAGAGCGCCTTGCAAAGGTCCTAGAATACCAAGGCTGGCGCTATCCGATTAAGATAAGCAAACGCAGCGGCTACATCACTTCAGGTCATGGTAGGCTAGAGGCAGCGAAGTTAAACGGGTGGACTGAAGTTCCAGTGAACTACCAGGACTATGAAAGCGATGAGCAAGAATACGCAGATTTGGTTGCCGATAACGCTATTGCTAGCTGGGCTGAGCTTAATCTTGCTGGGATTAATGCAGATCTAACGGACTTGGGGCCTGATTTCGATATCAATCTATTGGGAATTAAAGACTTTGTTATTGAGCCCGCTGAAAAGATTGCGCCAGGGTGCGATGAGGATGAGGTTCCTGATGTTCAAGAAGTTCCGAAAACTAGGCCCGGCGATGTTTTTATTCTGGGTAATCACCGTCTTATGTGTGGAGATTCTACAGATATTGTCGCGGTGGAAAAGCTCATGAATGGCGAGAAGGCGGATATTACTTTCACATCTCCGCCTTATAATGCAGGATGTTTTGGTTATGACGGTGGAAAGGATAAGTACAAAGGTAAATCAGACAATAAGGATCAGAGTGAATATTTTGATTTTCTTGTCGGATTCACCAACATTGCTTTAGAAGTATCAAGTTATGTTTTCTTCAATAATCAATTTTTATATGGTAACCGCCACGCTCTTGCAAAATTTTTTGGACACTATAGTGATTATGTAAAAGATGTATTTCCATGGATCAAGAACACCGCACCCCCTAACGTCAATCCAGGATTTTTTACCAATCGCTTTGAGTTTTTTCTTTGTTTGGAAAAAGATTGTTCAAAGAAGGGTTTTCCGGTTGATTGGCAGGGAAAATACCACAATGTAATTGAAGGACATACGGCAGCTAAGGACAATATAACCGAAGGTACTCATTCGGCAACCATGCCTATTTATGTTCCAGAATGGTTTCTAGAGCGACTCCAATTTGTTAAATCTGTATACGAACCATTCGGTGGGTCAGGTACTACCCTAATCGCCTGCGAAAAGACAAATCGCCGCTGCTTCATGATGGAGCTAGATCCGCATTACTGCGACGTGATTGTGGCACGCTGGGAGAAATATACGGGAAATAAAGCTGAGCTCATTTCTCCCCAAACTTCCGGTGGTATTGCTCAATAGCGGAATCAAAGAGACGTTTATAAATCTCTTGTCCTACTTCATCGTGCTCTAAAATTGCCTTATCCAACCACATTCTGAGAAGTAGTACGCCTTCAAGATATGTTTGCTCAATAGATTTAGTATTCATAGATCACTCCTTAGCTTCTAAAAAGAAGCGCCACATTGATTGAAATCAACACAATAACGTTAAAATAAAACAATATGACTATTACTTTATTCATAAACACCCACCGCCTTTAGATCATATAAACTAGTTCATTCGCACTGGCTGCGAACTTCCTAATAGCTTCCATTGCTTCTTCTTTGGATTCGAATGTTTGATTGAAGCCTTGATGATATTCGACTGAAACGAAATAGATTCCCTTACTATTCTTATGAATAGTAAAGTTCCAATTCCCCTGATTTCTAGGCAGAGGAATTGGAACCGTTTGCACGAAATCTAACTTTTCATGAACTTCAAAATCCCATGGTTTGATAATTACTTTTAATCCTGGAGTGGTTTTTGAGAGTGCTTCAGAATGTTTTTTGGCGGCTTGTTCAGAGTCATGCCAAGAAATCATCCAATCAGTGGAATCTTCTTTAGAACAGGAAAGCTTATATTTAGTAATTGTACTCATATACTAAAGTATATAACTACTGTTTAATAAATCAATTGTGTCACCAATAACACAAGTGTGATTTAGACGCTGTCAGATTACACCGTGTATTCTTGACAATATGTGTCAGGTATTATATCCTGAGAGTATGAACAAACTAATAATGGTTGGTGTAGCTTTGGGAGTACTTACGGGTTGTAATCAGAGCGATTTACAAAGTCTCGCTCCAGTGTCTAATTCGACCCTGGTCACCCAATATATTAACGATACCCCTTATGCCTATACAGGCACGTCTTGCTGGATTGATAAGGTAAGAACCAATGGCCCTTCTTATGGCGCTAGCGGCAATAGCAGGTATTCTTGCACCGGTGGCGGTGGAGACTATGGTCCTTACCCTGGAAACGATACCAATGAAGTAGGGTTCTATAGAGATGGGACTGTTTCCTTTAGAGACCCCAGTGGAAATGTAGCCGTATATACTGTCCTCAAGATTGCTAGCAACATCCCTTGTGAATTGCTTTTGCTCGACAATAACAGCTTGGCTACCTATGACCTGACCCCCGTGAATTTTCCTGGAGTGCCTAGCGAAGTCCTAGATGGAAGCAACCACGTGGCCTATTTGGAAGCTCAGCATTATCAAATCCCTGGCGATAACACTTCCATGGATTCTGGATCGATATGGACTTGTTCATTAAGCCAATAAATTATATACATTGGAATAAAAACATATGTTATAAGCCCCTTCAATAGGGTGATGAATGAAGAAGAGAAGAAAAAAAGCTAATAAAGCATACCTGGATGATATAGCATCAGTACGAGGCTGCTTAGCCCTTATAGATGAATATTGTTTAGCTGAGATAGAAAGACGGATAGTTTTCCCATCCAATCCCATGCTTTTAATTGCAGAAGTAGCAATAAAAATTGGAAATGTAATGGGTGACATGAGATCATACCCAGTATTTGACCAAAGACATAAGATTCCGGCTAAAAAGACACGCTCCAGAAATACAGATAGCAGCCCTTAAGGCCGCTATTGCGAACAAGTATCGATCTGACCTATTCATAACATGCCAAGATCTTCTGGAGTATGTAGATGTCACCCGTGACACACATGACGGTATCGTCTCTGCTCTAGAATCCCCGACCAAAAGAAAGCTCATATGCGTACCCCGAGGATGCTTTAAATCGAGCATTGGAGTGGTAGGCTATAGTATCTGGCTTCTTCTCAATAACCCCAATCTTAGAATCCTGATTGATTCTGAAATCTATGAGAACTCTAAGAACTTCATTAGAGAGATTAGGGGAAAGCTCGAGCTCCCACGAATGGTCCAGCTCTTTGGGGACTTTAAGAGCAATCAATGGGCGGAAGGGTCTATCACTATAAAGCAGCGCACCAAAATACTAAAAGAAGCTTCCATTACTGCTTCAGGTGTGGGGACTGGTAAAACTGGTCAACACTACGACGTCATCATTCATGACGATTTAAATAGCTCCAAGAACTCTCAGACAAAGGAAATGAGAGACAAAGTCATCAACCACTACAAGCTCAATACTTCTATTCTAGAGCCAGAAGGAATAATGGTCATCATTGGTACCCGTTATAGTGCAGATGATGTGATCGGTTGGGTTTTGGATAACGAGATTAAACCTCAAGGTCTCTTGCAATATTAAGAAACCAGCGTAAACTTTTTCTATGTCCACAACTTCATTCGATTCCGTGTTTACGGTAGGAGCTACCCGACTTCAGGTACCAGTCGGAGCAACGCTTGCCCTTTTCTGCCAGCCTGTTCAGGGACAATTGGGATGGTATTTAAAATACATCTCCGGCGGAACTTGCGAAATCTTATCTACTGCGGTGGGATTCACTAACGGTACCTATTATGGAACCACACAGCCCGCAGGAACCTTGGCTATTATGTCGGGCAATGGATATCTATTAGGTGGCATAGGAATCACCGGCGCTATCTTCGAAACCGTAAAGTTAATGGGACCTGCCCAGTTTTATCTTTCATCTACCGGCGCTACTTCTATTGTTTCTTTGCTCATGCTTAAAGGACAAGGGTATTGAGTAGAGACAATCGCTGGAGTGTCGTGTATGAAAAGGCGATCCGGGACGATGGCAGTCTATTTTTTCCTCAAAGACTCACCAAAGACTTCCTCGATGACGCCCGCCGAACTATGGGTTCGTATCTTTTTGCGAACCAATATCAAAATGTCATCGTCCCGGAAGAAGAAAAAAAATTCAAAAAGGAGTGGCTCCGGTATACCACTGAAATTCCGAAATTGACCACTAAATTTGGTTTCATTGATCCAGCTATAGGACAAAACAAACACTCAGACTATACTGGAATCTCCATTATCGAAGCTGATACAAATAAGACCTGGTATTTGAGATTAGCCGCTAGGTACCGCCTCACTCCGACGCAAATCGTCAATAAAGCTTTCGAAATTTGTGATCGTTTTAAATTAGATGCTCTAGGAGTGGAGCAAGTGGCTTATCAAGAGGCCCTTCTCTATCTTATCTCTGAAGAAATGCAAAAAAGAGACAAGATGATCCCAGTAAAAGGAATCACGAGAAACAAAGTTTCTAAACAAGCTCGAATTTTAGGACTTGTGCCTAGATTTGAATGGGCTAGAATTTTTGTTTATCCAGGGATGCTAGATTTCGAAGATGAATATCACTCTTTCCCTAGAGGAACTCATGATGATATTCTAGATGCCCTAGCCAGTCTCGAAGAGCTTGTATACTACCCAGAAAACGAGGA